TCCTTTTAAATTGATTGCGAGATTTGCAATGAATTCATTGCGACCATCATGCTGTGTGAGGAAATTCATCTCTTCTGGATATGTAAATCCCTTTACAATCTTACATACTGGCTCTGGATATTTCAACACAAGACATTTAATGTTGAAATTGGCGAGTTGTTTTCTTTCAATCAGATCTTTTGTAGAGATAACTTTGAAAACTGGACCAAACAAACCCTCAAGGACAAGTTTGTTTACTTTGCTATCGTCTAGCGTTCCTGTTGTACCAATGCGCACATCACAATTGATCAACTTGGTCATGATCGCAGTCAGTGACTTGGCTTTAAACGTATGTGCTTCGTCACCGATGATAAAATCAAATTGTGTGAAATATTTTTTAGGCATGTCATAGATTGACTGCCATGTAGAGATAATCAAATCACTATCTGGTATCTTACTCTCGCCACCATAAATCTTCTGACAATACTTCTCGACATCCCAGCCGTTATTGCTGGAATAATTCTTAAAGTCAGAATGCATTTGTGTAACCAGATTAATCGTAGGAACAATCAATAATCCGCGCTTCTTACCTGTGTTCAACAGGTGGCGAATCATCATGTAGATTATTAGCGACTTCCCTGACGCGGTTGGTGATACGAGTACAGTTCTTTTCTTTGTAAGTCCGACGCTAGACGCAAGTAACTGATAATCTCTTGGCTCCATTGGAAGCGAGAGAGCAGTTGATAGATTCTTCGTGTCGATCGGAAAGACTTCCTTGTCTTCATCTAAGACCTCAATGGTGTAATTATGCTGCTTGCAGAAAGTCTTTATATAGCCAACAAGACCTGCATAAATTTGCTTTGTGCGCAAATTAAGCAAACGAATTTTACCATCCCAGTGTCGATTCCTAAATGCTGGACTGAATTGGTATCCTGGAGTTGAGAACGTGAAAAACTCAGACATCTCCTGAAGAATGGAATCTTCAGCATGAACCTGAACATAGATGTTATCGGTTTTCTCAACGACAACGTGCTCAATTATCATCTAGCACCTTGAATGAACTTCTCCCATCCCATGTATTCTTTTAACTGCCATGTACGATTGTTAAGTTCTTTCATGACATTGGTGCAGAACGCAGCAGACTCTTCATGGTATGCTTTCTTGCGCTTGAGTTTAGCAAGATCATCATCGCCATCAAGATAGACTTGGATGTCAGATTTGAGAGTAAAGCGAAATGGTTCCCAACCAAGTTTATCCAATTCATCTTGGTCTAACTTGCCGTTGTAGTACATCCATTTCATACGCTTGAGTTTGTCATACTCCAATCCTGCTCTCTTTGCAGCAAGATTGTGGAGTGACAAGTATTTGTTGTATTTGTTATGAAGCAAAGGGATGCGGAGAATTTCTTTTCCAGGTTCCGTAATATCAACTTCGGAATCCCTTTCCCATTGCAACATTAATTCTTCGAGCGGTGGAGTTTCTATTTTCATGCCAATAATATACTATAATTCAACTCAAAAAGCAACCAAGACAATAGTTGACAATCGTTGATTAGTTCGTTATAATGACTATGTCTGGTTTTAACGAAACTACAATATTTCTACATCATACCAAGTAAATCTAAAAGATACTTGACAAGTCATTGTTGTTTCGGCGTTGTCAGTCACGCTAAATTCTAGAGAACCAAGATATGTTGGAAACATGTCATGGAACTTCACGCGAAACCTTGGATTATTTTTATTTGAGTAAATTGTTAGAGTTCCGTCAGTGTAAACTACTGGACGTCTGTTGTTAGCAAGGCTTTGCTCGTAGCCAGATTTAGTGTTTCTTGCTAAATCACGATATTCTTTAAAGTCTGTTGGAAAAGTTGCACCGCGAATCCAATTGTGCATCTCTAACCATGTGCTCATGTCCTCGTTAATCAGGAACTGAACATTAAACGCATCATAAATTGCTTTTTCGCCTGGATGAAAAACATCAATGAATGGCGTGAATCTCTGAACTTCAGTCAAGGAGATTCCTGGAAGGGATGCAGTTTGACAAAAATAAGTTACATTTGGCATGCGATCAAATACCATTTGAAACTTGTGTGGTTGTAACAAATCGGTATTGATCGGATTTCTTGTTAGAATTGTCATCTAGTAATTCCGTAGATCGATATAATTTTATTTAGGGAAATAAAAAGGGGTGGATTCTTTCGAATCCACCCCGAGTCACTTTGCCTGATTATTTTTATAAGTTTGGCAAACTATTACTGGTTGATATTCAACACTTGGAACTTACGGTAGTATACGTTTGTACCGTCTGTTAGAGCACCAAGACCAGCTGCTGTTGCGAATGGGTTTGCAACGAGACCATAACGTGTCTTGAAGCCGACCTTTGGCTGGTAAGTTGTTGGATCAACTGCACGTACCATCTGTAGTGGGACGTATGGGCAGTAGAACAAGCCAGCGTCATAAGGTGTTACACCCTTATAACCAACAACAACATAATCTGCGCCAGCGACAGAATATGGGTCAACATAGACTTTGATGCGTCCGAAGAGCACACCAGCGAATGTGTTGCCTGTATCGTCTACAACGAGATTTGTATTGTTTGTTAGTGCTGAGTTGTAATCGAGAAGACCTGTCATTGCAAGAGCTGATGCAACATCGGTTGAAACGATGATCATGTTACCCTTACCGCGACGTGTGTCTTTTGCGATCTTGTTTGCAGCTTGTTCGATACGGAATAGAAGTGACTTGTACTTCTCAACCTGCCAACGACCAGATGTGCCACCTGCATCTCCGATTACGGAGCTTGAAAGGTTAACAACATTTGCCGTTACGCCAGTTACACCGACGTTTGCTGTTGCATAGATTGTACGAACAACTTCGCGGTTGATTTCAGCAAGAATTTCAGTTGACAAGATATTTGTCAATTCTGTTTCTGCGTCGAGACCGTGAACTGCCTTGAGGTCTTGTGCAAGTTCGAGCGTGTATGATGCTTGCAAGCCACGTGAATTGGCTGTAACAGCAACGCGATCGATCTGGAAGCCCATATATGCGAGTGTTGCATCTTCGGCATAGGCTGTTGTGAAGCCATGACCTGTGTTTGCAAGACCGTAGATTGAGCTGTTTGCATTACCTGGGTTGACAGCTGTGCTGAATGCAGTCACTGTACCATTACCAGAGTGAGTGTTTGCTTCCTGGAATAGTGCTTCACCAGCGCGAGCAGATGCACTTGCGAACACTGATCGCATTGCGAAGATCAAACCTGTTGGACCTGTCATTGGCTGAACGCCGCAGATGTCATAAGCCATTAGGTTTGGCATAGAACGACGAACGAGTCCGATTAGAACTGGATCGAAGCCTGTAACGCCAGAGTTTGCTGCGCCTGAAAGACCACTGATTCCTGCTGTTCCCATGGCATTAGCTGGTGATGCTTCCCATAGGTTTTGCATTGAACGTGATTCTTCTTGTAGGGCACGCTCTTGATTTTCTAGAACGAGTGCAGTAACTGCGCGCTTGTAAGGGTCGCTGATTCCTGGGAGTTCTGGGTGATCAAGAACTGGTGCCCACTTCTTTGCATATGTTTCGTTAATATACATGATAGTGTTTCCTCAGTTAATTGAATTAGGCTTTTGGAGCCGTTTTAGAGATTGATTTAACATAACGAGCCATGACAGAGTTTGTTTGTTCTACTTCAGGTTCTTCATTAAGCATTGCTTGCTGAATTTCCTTTACCTCACTTCTCACTTGTACTTTAGTTGGGAAGTAGTTCTCGCGTAGTACAGCGAGTTTTTCTTCAAAATCACCTTCTGCGGTGAACTCCACACTCTCTGCGAGTGATTTCATTTTTTCTGCTTGAACTAGTGTAAGTCCTTCGCAGAAATTATTAATTGCTTTTTCTTTCTTAACAGTGTTAAGTTCTTCTTGAAGATCGGCAATTGCGAGTTCTTGTGCCCCAATATATTCTTGTGCTTGAGTGCTTAGATCTGCAAGTTCTGTTGCAAGTGTTTCTGCAACATCAACCTTCTCTTCAGGAATTTCGATGTAATGTTCTTGGAATAGAGCGCGTAGACCAGAGATGAAGTCTTCAGCGAGTTCTGAACGTAAACCTGTTTCGATAGCAACTTGATTTTGTGCCATCCACTGATCGACAACATAGTTGAGATATTCATCAACTTGTTCAGTTAGTTCGCCCTTCATATCTTCATATGCATTGGCAAGAACTTCTTCGTTGTCAGCCATTACTTGCTCTAGAATTGCTTCAACACGTGATGTTACAGCTGATTCAAAGATCAAAGTTGCTTTGACACGGAAATCTTCTGAGAGTGATTCACCGTTGAATAGAGCATCAACGTCTTCTCTCATATTACCTTTATATTGATTGACTGTTTCTTTGATTGAGTTCTTTCTTTGTTCTTGAATTTGCTCATCAGTCAAACCGTCATTTAAATCATCAATCATTTCATATTGTTCTTCATGTTCTTCTGACATTGTCTGTCCCTCATTTTTTGGTTTTCCAGAGCGATCAGTCCCTGGTTTCCAGCCAAGTTCTTTTGCCTTGAATAAATTTCCTAATTTATTTGCAACACCTGCAAGTTCATTTGGAATTGCTTTTCTTAAACGTGTCTTTTCACCAGTTGCGGTTCTCATCAAACCCTTACCAGCTTGTGCTGGTTTTGCTGGTTGTTGTGATTGGATATCTTGAACATCTTTATCAAGTTGATCAAGCATAGATTTACCGTAATCGTTTTCTGCTTGCTCAGGTGCTGCTGGTTCTTGAGCAGGTTCAACTGCTGGAGCTGCAGCTGCTGGAGCAGCTTTCTTGGCTCTTAGTTGATTCAAAAGATCCATATTTCCTTGTGCAGATTTTGGTCTATTCTTATATGCTTCTGGATCCAATTTACGAATCTCAGCGCCGATCTTACCATACTTTTGCTCATCGCTCATTGCAGCTGGTTTAGATGGTTTAACTGGTTTATCTGGTTTTGCTGGAGCATTAGAACCTGTTAATGCATCTACTGCTTTAG